ACCTAATCGGCTAGTGCTTAAAAGCCCCTCACCTGCTCGGTTCAATTTAGTAGTACCTGTGTCGTATCTTGACATTCCAGCGTCGATCTGACCATAGAATCCCAATGTACCTTGAGGACCACTTACTTTGATGTCTTCTGCTTTGGCAGCAAATGCTAATGCAAATATTAGCAATAAAGATACACCAAGTATTCTGCTTTGTGTTTTTGTCATTGTTTCTCCTTATTTTTCTTGCCTAAGCAAGAAGCGTGATTATACTATTGGTTGTGTGTGTAAGTCAAGTGCAACTGCGTGGCAATTACCAAGATAATTTTACCAATAATGTTGTTCTTATTGTTCTTCGTCTGAGTGTAGATCGTTGAGCAGTTGTCTTAATTTACTGCCTTCCACTGTGGCCCTAACTTTACCAATTTCGTCACCTCGAGTGGGATCTGGTTCTGGTCTAGCATCCGTGGGCGTACCATCTCCGGTAATTTTACTCTTTTGTTTCAGAGAATCGTAAACATTTGAAGTTTGTTTTTTAAACTGATGTTGTTCAGGATCTTCTATTAAATCTTTAATTCTCAGTGTATCCACATCAAACTCAAGATCCACTTTTTGTCCCACACCACTAGAACTTCTGGTTTTCATAAACTGCACTTGATATCTGCCACGTTCCTTCATTGCTCGACTAGTGAATATACCAAACACGTTATCTGCTGTTTGCACCTTGGATAATCCGCCTGCTATGTGACTGTGATCAAACTCAATCTCTTCCACGGATGCTCTGTTTAACTGTGATGCTGTGGCCATTAACATTTTTGATTCTACAGCCAAATTTCTTAATTCTTCTGACACATACTTGTCTTTGATAAACAAATCTGCCGGTGACACTTTTTTACTTTTTGGCATCATAAGGTCCAAATAGTCAATCAATATACAATCTATTTTCTTTTTAGTTTTAAGCTCTAATTCTTTTATGTATGTTTTAATATCTAATACTGTGCTGCCTGATGGTAGATATTTAATTTGTAAACCACCTGCTTTCTTAGCAATCATCTTAAGTTTCATTTCAACATTATCAATTTCCGGAAATATTTTTCTTGTGGGTATATTAGTGATCATTGCATCCAATCTCATGGCTACCAACATCTCACTTAATTCAAAACTGATATAACAACAATTTAAACCTGCACTAGCCCAGTTAACTGCTAGATTTTGTAAGAATAAAGATTTACCTGCTCCAGAACCTCCTGCAAATATATTCAACTCTCCACGATTAAATCCTCCGAATAATTTCTTATCAATATTGATCCAACCTGTACTAATCTGTCCATTAGAATTCTTTAATCTCTCTAATCTACCCCTAGGATCATCAAAATAATCTGTACCTATGTCTCGAGTTAATCCAATATTGACTGCTGCCTTAATCTTATCTTCTACAGGAGCATAATCACCATGCTCTAATAGATCTGCTGATTCTAGTATGGCTTTTTCTAATGCTTTGTGTCGAGAAAATGTTTCAAACTCATCCAGCAACCATGTAAAAGGAGATGGGTCTAAATCTTTTGCTGTTTTTAATTTAATATCAAATTTTGCATTGACTTGATCCACTTCTGGAAGAACTTTGTATTCCTCACTATAATCTTTAATAAATTTTGCGATAGGTTGTAATTTTCTGTCAAAGCTGTTGCTGTCAAAAATATTCTGTGCTCGTGCAAATGATTCTGCATCTGCCAGTAGCATTTCCAAATATAATTTTTGTATGTCAAAACTGTAATCAGCCATTCTTTACTCCACAGTATATTTTACAACATTTGTCAGCAGTTGCATACGATTTTGTTGATTCAAAAAATTGTTTTACCATATTATCCTCTAATATTTGTTCAATTGTGTTATTTTTTATATTAAATTTTTTATATCTTGGAGAAAAAACTGTTTTATATTTAAAAGCATATAATCCGGTTTTACAGCAAGGATAAAAATTACCTTCTGAATCTATATATAAATTTTTATCTGGTTTTCCATTTATAATATTCATACATTGTTGTTTTATTATTGCTGTCTTATCTTTGTTCTTTGTTACAGCAATTTGATGTTTGTATGATGAGTCGACATATTTTTCATCTGGCATTAAATCTTTCTTCCACCATCTATCGCTTCTTTCTAATTTAAAATTTTTTATTCCTAAAGATTTACTAAATTTTTCTGCTTCTTCTATCTGATGTTGGTTGTGTTTAAAAACAATAAATTTCCATGTTGTATTGATATTATATTTTACTACAATATTAATAGCATTTATTATCGATTCCCATTTTGAATTTTTTCTATATAGATGATTAGTATCTTGTAAACCGTCTATGCTAAAAGTAATATTATCGTTCATAGATAAGATTTGGCATAAATCTTTCCACCATTCTGAATTTTTGCCACTACCGTTTGTTACTATTTCTAGTTTACAATTAAGTTTTTTTAAACCAAGACATAAATCATGAAACCTAGAATGATATATAGGATCTCCATTATTGCCGCACATATAAATGTTAGGTGAAGAATCTACAAAAAAATTTATTAAATGATCTATATTAATTTCGTGATTTAATCTCTTTTTAAATTTTTCATAAAACCAAGTTCTATCACAAAGAGGACATTCTAACGTGCATTTGCTAGTGGGTTCTATATGCCAACTAATATTAGCCATATATTTTCCTTCTCAAATCTATCTTTAATCCAGAAGATTCTGTAGATTTGAGTATCGATTGTAAAGTGAACAATCTGCCATATCTAGATACAGCTTCAGCAACATCATTAACTGACTCATGCCATTGAGGGAATGCCACACTCCATCCAAATTCTTTTGCTTGATCTATGAGTTTTTGTCCCGGTTGATCTCTATCTGGTACCACAATTACCTGTCTATTCAATCCTTGTATTAATTCTCTCTGAGTACTATTAATCTCAGATCCTAGTATAGCAACACCACCTAGTGTTATGGCATCAAAAGGTCCTTCCATTACCAATACAAATTTTCTCTGCCAATCTTGAGCATCCATATTGAATACATAACCTGGCTGTGTCTCTGTATAATATTTTATCTCTTTATTTCGAGTATCAAATAATCTTCCTGTGTATCCTACTATTTCTCCATGCCAGTAAAATGGCACAATCACTCTGCGATGAAAATCAGCAGTTTGATCCAGAGAATAAAAGAAATCATACCATTCTGGTGCTATACCTCTGCTCTTTAAATAATTTAATAACTGATCTATCTTTTCATACTGTGCAGTTGTAAGATCTTGTGCAACATATTTTTCCAACCAATATTCTAATTTAAAACTGTTCTTTGGCAACTCTTTTTTTTGGAATGAAACAAATTTCTTTTTTTCGTACTTAACATCGGCCTCCTCATGACGCATCGCCTCTATGGCTAGTTTTTTAATTGTGTCTTCGGCAACGCCCAACCACCCCATGAGTGTTTTCATTTTAGCGGATAGTTTTCTACCAATCACGTAAGATGCTGTGTAACCACAATTGAAACAGTGATAACTTAGAGTACCATCAGCGGATGTCATTACTCCTCCCCTTTTTCTTTTATCTGATGATTCTCCATTGTACACACAACAAGGAGCATTGAAACTCATCCAACCAGATGGTGTCTTTTTACGGCCAGCTGGTAACGATGTTAGAATTGTCGACTGGATCAGGTTCATCCCTATATTTTAACGTCTGTAGAGTATTTTGTCAATGCGTCCGGTATTACCACCGGCGTTGTTCCAAGTGAATCTCACGTTCTGATAAACACCAATAAAATTGTAGTAGGTAACTCCTGTGGAATCTGTAAATGAGATTGTGGATGACTGGTCGGTGGCTGTGATATCAAAATAATCAGTGTCTCCTGGTGTGGGTTCCATGGTACCTTGTATCCTCAAAGAACCAGAAAAAGATTTGGTGTAGACTGCAATGGTGTGCAGAGCTGCATTATTATTGATTCCTGGATTGGCATCTACGGCAGAACTGGTTCTAGTCAGTGGTCCGGTAGTGCTGGTAAAATTATTAATCTCTTCGCTATCAATCACATCAGGATATGCCCCATCTAGCACCTCAATAGTACCAGCAGCATTGTAAGCAGTGTCAGAAAAAGTCACTGTTCTGGAATTATCTGCTGCCACTTCTCTAATGGCATAGTTGTAGAATTTTGCATCTAGTTGTAATAGATCTCCCTCTGTGATCGTTACACTGGCAGTACCTTTGGTGCTGAATGTAGAACCATCATCCAATATGTTTAAATTTCTAGTAACAACCGATTTTTTTGTTTCAGAATCTATTAACGTAAATTCGTAGGTTTTGGCTGTAATATCCTGTGCTTTTTGATCTTCGTTCTTAAAAGTAAAAGTAAGCGGGTTTGACACTCCTTTATACAGTTTTAATCGTCTATCGTACACCATTGGATTCCTTCCATGATAACCAGTTGTGTACACTATTACCATGTTGTTTAGTAAATACCTTGATACAGTTTGCATATTTCATTGCTCACTGTATTTATGGAATATAACATGAATGAAATTTTTGAAACATTAAAGAACAAATTCCCATTCTTGTCGCTTATACGCAAAGGCGATTTAGAATATGTGGGCATAATACAGAACCAAGACAGCCAAGTAACTACCTTTTATGATTATGGAAGAATTATGTTACCGGCTGATAAAATGAAATTTTTAAGACTGGGAGAAACTTGGTGGTGGGAATCCAACAGAAAAATACCAATCAACATATTTCTCAAGAAGGATTTTTCTTATTTTAGACCCACACTTGTTACTCTATCCAGCAAAGATATAAAAATTGTGCATGGTCCTGTTGTAAGATTGGAAGATATATCTAAAAAAAGAATTAAACGCAGAACCATACAGTTGATGCGCAGACCGCTTTAATTTTTATTTCTCTTTATTAAATTCATTTGCACCACGATTGCCTGAGCATAAGCGACAGCATGTGACTTCTTAAAAAAATAACTGTCATCTTTGGGTCTCAGCCAAACTTCTTTTAATATCTCTGTCCACTGTTTGTGCATAAGATTTCTTTTGGCTGGTCTAATGATTGCTAATACTGCAGCCAATTGTTCTATATTTTTTGGTTCTAATTTAGAAACAATATCAAAATGACCATTGATATGAAATAGTTTATCCACTGTGTTTTTATCTTTCAGCATGTTCCAATCCGGTTCTTCCAACATTAATTCCACTAATTCTTGTTCGGTCTTTATGCCTTCATAGAGATTTACATTTAATAAATCTATTTTAAAATATCCTCGCTCTTCTGCTTTCTTATAATCAAAACTACAAGAATTATTAATAGGATCCACAGGCACTTCTTGAAAATAAACACCGGTCTTGTGTTTTTCTACTTCGTCATCTTTGATAATGGCTGCAGGCACATGTTTAAAAAGTTTCAGTGCTTGTTCTCTATTTGCAAAATCTATATCTACGTCTGGCATTAATTGTATTTCCTTTTATTAGTTTCTGATCTTATTAGTGCACCTTTTTCTTTGTCAATAAATTCTAATATGTCTAAAGTTAATTTATAACCTTTGCTTTCCTGAGCAGGATTATTAACTTCTGGCATGATTACCTGTCCTATAGAGCCATCTTCTTTGATCACTATGATAGAATCTCCCACTGCCACATCTATGCCCTCTTCCATTATAATCTTGTTACTCAATTTTGGCCTCTCTTGCTGTCTCCTGTACAAACATTGCATCTGCCATGTTGGTCTTAAATTTGTTTGACCAAAATTCTGGATTAATAAATCTCTGTACCATTTGTAATTGTTCGTCTGTAAAAGATTTTAACATTTTTTTGCCAGCAGCACAACCAAGCACCAACCATGGAGACAATTTGCCAGTTTGTATATGTTGTACAGCTCGCGGAGTATTAACCAAACGAAAATAATCTGCCCATTGTACATTCTGTTCTTCTGCCAAATCCATCATGGTTTGTATACTTCTTTGAAGTGCTGCTTCTACAGGTTCGGTCTTGAGCGAGTCTATGAGATAAGCTTCATACAGATCATCTCGAGCCCAATGATCCAATTTAATTCTTGAGCGTATTACATAATCAATATATTTTTCAGGATACAATGGATTGATATGCATAATATATCTGCCAAACTTTACAAAAGCATTGTAATAAGCGCTCTTACAGAAATCTTCATAACTTTTTGGTTTATTAGTATTTTGATGTATTTCATAAAATCTTTGAAATACCAAGAAAGCATTCTGCACCCATTTTTCATTTTTTTGTAGATGTCGGCGTTTAGGTTCACAGACATGAACCTGTAGAGTTCTTTCTTTTGTGAAACTCTTGCCACAAAAGGTACAGGTATTAAGATTGCTTTCCATGATCCTCTAGCAGTTGTTCCAGTTCGCTGTCGGTTATGATTTTATCCAGTGTTTCAAGATCTGACTGTTTAGTATTTGGATAGATGTCCATGAGAGTTTGCAAAGACTTGTTTGGGGTTTTTTTCATAGGCTTAATCCATGGGTGAAATTGCTGTTTTAATCCGCCGCACATGGAAGTTAATTGCCAGCAAAGTTTTTTGTGTTTGCTGCTCAGTGTAAAAAGATGTTTGTTAACAAATTCATTGATCATTTCCACATAATGTTCTTGAAAAAATCTTTCTCCCGAAACAGCAGAAGCATAACGCATGATCATGTAAGGACTATACAAAGATCTCTCATGATCATCAATCCTATCATAATAATCTTTGTTACGAAAGTCTATCGCTTTCATACCATTTCTTAATTCAAAAAACTTTTTCTTTTCACTCATCTTCTTTCCATGTTAAAGCAAATATCGATGCATGTTTAGGATTCTTAAAAGTTATCTCTATGTTCTTACCTTTTAATTGATAACCTTGTATGCTTAATTTCTTTTTCTCAGCATGAGCTATGATCCAGTCAATGTAGTGTCGATTCATTAATACAGGTATTTCTTGATCATGCTCGTTGGGAATCATTAATACCGGTGCTTCCATCTTGACAACATTATCTTTTCTTTTTACCATACTGACCCATAATCCATAAACTCTGATTGTCTTGATATGTCTTTTACAAAATAAGCACATGGAGGATTGTCCTCATCAGTAAGTGGTACTGCCAATATCTGACCTGATTTAATTTTAGGGAAGTACCATTTAACTTCTTGGTATATGTCCACAATATCCACCTCAGCGAACATAGGCTTAGAATCTGTTATAGGATTGAACATAAATGCTTTAAATCCTCGATCATTCAAACTAGTCAAAGGCAATACATGTAATTCTCCCTGTTCTGGATCTCCTATAATCATCTTCCAATCCAATGGCATTTTAATCTTATATTGACCTATCTGTAGCACCGCTGCCGGAGCATTAAATGACTCCAAGAATATCAATGGTATAAAGAAATAATCTGGATCGGCTGGATTGGAATTATCTAACACTGCAAATCTTAACTTGTCATCCACAAATTCTGGTATCTTTTCTAATACGTATGTTTTATTTTCTAATGTAAGGATTTTCATAATCTATCTTTTCTATATTATACGGATAATTGGCCTCTTTGTAAAACTTTTTTCTTTGCCCAAGATGTCTTTTTGCAAATTTACAACTAGAAGTTATATCCCAAATGTTAACGTGATCTTTGTCTTCTGCTTTTCTTATACCCCTGCCAATGCTCTGTATCACACGCACGAAGCTCTTACCAGGTTCTATCAATACCAAATTAAAGATCCTAGGTATGTTTATGCCCACAGCAGCCACACCATAGGTAGCAATAATAACTTTGTGTTGTGCTATGGAAACTTCGTCGTAGTGTTCTTTTCTTTCAGTATTCTTTGTAGATCCAGATATAAACACACTGTCTGGTATTTTCTTTTCTAGTAATTCTCCGGCAGATATTCTATCTACGAGTATCATTGTGTTGCCTGTGGCGGCAATATCTTCTATGGTTTTTGCGATCCACGACATTCGTGTCTCGTCGGTGGTCAACCATTTTAATTCTTCTTGATAATTTTTAAATTCTGGATGGTCTTGAGTTTGTAACACATTGACATTACATTGAGCTAACACTCCCTTGTCTTGTAATTCTTTGGCTGCTATCTTGTTGGCCACTTCTCCTATGCTGCATTTTAATCCAAAAAATTCATAATCGGCTTTGGGTACTGTGCCTGTGAGTCCCCAACGTATGCCACATTTGGCAAAGGGTCCTGTTAACATTTTTTTTAACACATCTGCTTTGGCCATGTGTACTTCATCCACTATTATGGTATTAATATTTTCTATGGCTTCTAGGAACGCAGTGGTCTCATCATCTCTGCTTTTCTTTTCTAACACATTTAATGATTGCCAAGTAGCAATGGTGTTCTGCCTGCCTAACTCTTTTCTGTCTCCGTAGTATACTCCCACATCTAGATTACAAGCCAAGAAATCTTCTTCCGTCTGTGTTACTAAACTTTTATTAGGAACTATTGTTAGAGTACGTCCATAGTTTTCTACCAATTTACAAAGTGCGGCAGTTATAATTGTTTTTCCAGCACCGGTTGCAATTTCTTGTATGCATTGAGGATTTTCTAAAAATTTGTTTATAGTCTCCACTTGATAATCTCGTAAAATAACAGACTGCCCGGCCATTGGATGATTTTTTGGCCATGTTATGTTCGAAAGATAATTTTTATCTATTAATTTAAATTCAAAATTATGTGGAGTCCTTTGATCTTCTAATTCTACATACACGCCTGCATCCTCCAATATAGGTAGTATCTGAGGAACTAATGCAAGATATGTAGTGCCGCCCAATCCAAAAAAACTAACTTTGCCATCCCATCTACCCAATTTTACTGCTGGTAGGTGTCGAGCATATGGTATTTCAAATTTGAATTTATTACTGAGAAATTTTCTATGCTCAAGAGAAAGATCTTCAAATTTTACATTTACTTCATCTTTTATTACTAGTTTACACGAACTCATAATTTGCTTATCTTTTCAATGTCCCTCGACATCGGAGGACGACTCATATAATATAACTTTTTTGGCAAACTTTCAACTAACAAATCTAATTTCTGTACAGACATTGGCCAATATGGAAAATCCTGTATCATAAAGGCACATTTTAATTTAATTTTAGAATTTTGCAACGCTTTAGATATCCTGTTTCTCACAAACACTATTTTGGTATTATCAGATATTTTGCGATGAACCTTGCTCAATCTATAGAGATATTCTCTGTCTTTTTGTAATTCAGATTTGGGTTCTTCTCCCTCGAACATTGTAGGGTAATCAAAATCAAACCCAAAAAATATTTCTTCCAGTGGAATGTTTACTTTGCTGAAAGCCGTTAGCCATTCTTTCATTTCGTGTACATCCTCTGGTGCTGTGAGATCTCCACCCACAGGGCATATTGCAGGTAAATCGTTTAATTCCATCAATGCACGCAAAAACGTTTCTTTATTGTATTTGTTCCTGTCAATGAATAGATTGCTGTTTTTTGAAAAAGCAATAGATTGTGCTAATGTTTCTGGAATTTTACGATCCAGGTCAATCACATCAATTTTAAATTGTTTTAATTGATCTCTTTGTCTAATATATGGCAGGTCTTTGCAATACATATTCCAATATTCTTGCAACGACTCTGGCACATTAATTAATCTAATCTGCGAGTCCTCTATCTTGCATATAGGCCATTTAAAATT